TCCATGTATTGCATCGCAGTTAATACCTGACCTGCGACAAAAGGAGTTGCAATATCTACAAGCGCTTGTGGTGACTTCATTCTTACTAGTCCACCTATCTCATTGTTCATTAAATCGTCTACGTTAACCTGTCCTTGTACATAACCTTGTCTTGGTGAGTTTGTTAATGCTACGTTATCCATCATCCCTCTTAGCATAGCTGTAGAAGAGTCTTGGTCATTCATAAGCAAGTCTGCAACACTACGACCAAAGAATGTATGTGGCTCAGGGTCTACTTCAAATACTGCAAATGGCACTTCACCATATGGCTCACACTCTAAAAGCTTGTCATCACCTCCTGCAAGAAGTAATTTGTACATCATTGCTATACCAGTACCTTCTTTATCAATCTTCATGTAAGCTTCAGTAACTGAAACTTTTTTCATAGATGGGTCGGCATTATGTGCTTCTTCATCTTGCTCATAACCTTTGCGTTCAAATGCTTCTGAGTCTGTGTATGTATCATCTGAGCTTAGACCTGATAAATTAGATATTTCTTCAAAGTCATATCCCATTTGTACTAAATCACTAACTCTCATTTCAGTACGATGAGCTACAATGTGTGCATCACCTACACTTTTTGCGTTTCTATCTACAATAAATTCTTCAGGTGGTACAGATTCCATTTGTAGGCTACCTGTTTTCTTTTCATGACTTACTTTTAACACATGCATTGGTACTTCTGTTTCAATACCTAACTCATCTACTTCCATTTCTATTTCAGTTGTATGCTCTAAAACTGTAACGTTTTCATCATTAACAATAGCATACATTTCTTCTTCAGTAACGTTTGTGTATGAGTGTATTTCAGCCTCTGTGTTGTCTTCCCACCATATTTTAATAACACCTGTTTTTTTAACTAATGCATCATGTATAGCATCGTTTAATAATCTGTACCCATCTAATTGCTGAAACTTCCAATGTGCAAATTTAGTTGCTTGTTCAGCTCCTACTACGTCTTCTTGGTTTGATGGAACGTACTCTACTGGGTTTTCAGAAGATAAAAACACACGCATTAGACTTGGCTTTATAGCACGTATTGTATCTCTGACTTTTGTAGCTACTATTTTAGAACGTCCATCTTCTTGTCCAATGTCAGTCTCACCTTCGAAGTAACGTTGTGATTTTATTCTGTCTTCAGCTATTTCACTTTCAACAAAAGATATTGCAGAATCCAATGCATCTTTAACTATGCTTTGTACTTCATCATCATCCATTTTCTTCAGTTCTGCCATTATTTATCCTCTTGAAATGCTTCTGCTGCCGCAGAAACTGCTACTGTCGGTTTCATTCCTAATCTACTTGCCATAAACGCTGTTAAATCTTGTAGTTGTTGAAAACTCATAGCGTTATTTTTAAATGCATTATACAACTCTTTAAAATCTTTAACTGCCGCACCACCACGTTTTTCTACTAAAACTTGTGCTAGTTCTTTCATTATAACTGCTCTATCTCTAGCTGTAATTTCTTGCACTCTTAATAATTTGTCTACAAATTTTGCTAAAGCTTTTGGTGCTTCACCTCTTGATAACGTTTTAACTACTCCACCTTCTACAACTTCTTGTACTTCTTCATTTAATGCTGTTCTTGTGTAAGTTTTAGAGTTTATGTTTACTGCATTTTGCAAACTTAAAGCGGCATTACTTTTGTTTAGTTCTCTAACTATGGCTTTATATTCTTTATCATCAGGAATTAACAAACGTAATTTTTTCATAGCGTTTTTGCTAGAAAAATCAGATAAAAGCTTTTTCATAGCTTGTACATCTGCACCTTGATTTGCTGTTGCTCTAACGTTGCCCATAATTCTATCTAAACTAGCACGTAAACCTATAGCAACCATTTCTCTTTCTTCCTTGCCTATGTTTTTGTCGTTTAAAAGTTTAGACAATTGAGCAACGCTTGTTGTTCCTTTAAGTGCTTCTTCACCAATCTCTATAGCATTTTCACGTGTTATTTTTTCTTGCCCTAATTTCAATGCTTTTGCATAATTCGGGTTTAATTTTTTTAAGGCTTCCGATAATTGATACCGCATGTTTCCGGCTGATTTAGATAAGCCTGTTACTTTTAAAGGGTCGTAAGCTAATTCACTTAACGCTCTTTTTATGTAATCTAATTGCATCATGTTAGGTTGTGTTTTGAATTTTAAAAGTCCATCTTGACCAACTTCTAATACCATTTGTCCTATTTCTTTACCTTCCATTTGCAAAATATCATTTGCTTCTTTAGTAGCGGCTGTTTTTAAATCATTAGGTATTTTTTTTAACACATCTAATAATACTGCACCGGCATCAGAATTGTAATTAAGTTTTGTGTTATAAGCTTTTGTGTATGCTTTTTCTCTAGCAGGTGCGGATTTTTTAGCAAGATTTTCAGCAACTATTTTTGCATCCTGTTTTATTGGAGTACCTCGTGGCGAATTAGGCATTAATGGTAAATTAGCTACATTTTTGTCAAGACTTCTTTCTAATGAACTAGCACTAGTTTGTGACCGATTTAATATATTTTTGCTAACAATTTCTGCGGCTTCATTTCCTGAAGCGGCTATCATATCTAACAAAGTTTTAGTTGCCTCAGTAGCATCGCCTACCATAGCTTGTGTGCCACCTAATCTCATACGTTTTAATACTTCTTGTAAATCTTCACCACCTTCTAAGATAGTTTTTTTAAGCATTCTTGCCGCACCTTTCGATATGTCAAAGGCTTTTGCTATTTTATTTACAGGGTCTCTTAAAATACCATTTCTTGTTGTATGCCAACCCCAAGCTAAAAATTTTGGTGCTACTGGAATAAGTCCACCTAACATTAACCCAAACATGCCTTGTTGTACACCTCTTTGCATGGCATCTTCACCTCTACGACCATCATCACTTGCTAACCAACCACTTACAGCACCTTCAACTGCTTGGAATGAACCACTTGTAGCTGAACCTAAGATTACACCGGGAACGACAGGTAATTGAGCTAAATAAGTGTACATTGTAGATGGCAATGCTATCATTGCAGGTAATGTACTATAAATTGCACCTGCGGCTTTCCATGCCATGTATTCTTTTGGTCTTGTTTCTTTAAATGCTTTAAGTCTTAAATTGTATTCTTCACGTAATTTCTCACCATCTTTACCTAACGAGTTACCTGCAATTTCATAAGCCTCGTCAATGCCTTCACCAACAAACAAATAGCCGGATTGAAAAACACCACCTCTAGCTAAGAATGTGTCTTGATTTACAATGTCTTCGTAGTAATTTAATTTTGACCTGTCACCAGTAGTCATGCCATCATACTGTTGACCTTGACTAACTGCGGCAAATTCATCCATAGCTAGTTTAATCATTTCCGGGTCTGTTGTGCTTAACCCTGCATCTTCATCTAAAAAATTATATTTGCCATTAGGTAATTCAATAATATATTTACCGGCTGTAGTTTCTGTTTGACCCCATTGTGCAATAATTGCATCTTCTTGATTCCATTCTGTTTCTGTTTGTGCTTGTGTCTCTGTTGTAGCAGTTACAGGCACGTTTGAATTTATTGCTGTCTCTTGATTAGCATTTAAAACTTCAACACCATTTTCAGCAACTGCTAATAACTGGTCAACTGCCGGTTTGTCATTAACAGGCACTACAGCTTGTTCTGTGTTAACTGTTGATGCACCATCATTTAATTGTGTTACTGAATTGAGCAATGACATTTGGTCATCTTGTGTTACTTGCTCAGTAACTACAGGTTGCTCATCAACAGCCGATTGTAATTGATTTAATTGTGTATTTACCGATGCACCTGATGTATCAGCTACAGCTTCCGGTCTGTAGTCAGGATGTTCAAGCTTCATATCAGAAACCATAGAATTTATATCTGTTAATATTTCATCAGCTAATGCTGTATTACCTGCGGCTTGTGCCGCCATCAATTGTGCATCAGCGTTAACTATTGCTTGTTGATATTGGTCTAGTGAAGTTGCCATTAAAAATATTTACCTACAGTTGCATTTATTTGATTGTTAAGTTCTTTGTCTCTTTTAGGTATTGTTAGAGGGTCTATATTTCTACTAAACGTTTGTTCGTAAAGTTTAAAATAAGCAGAGTGTTTTTCATCTTCTGTTCTTACATTTACTTTTTTGTTAAATGATTCAACTGCATTAAATAAAACATCTAACCTAGCTTGTGTCATTGCTTGTAATTGTGCAACTGTCATAGTTGGTACACCAACAAAAGACTCTTGCAAGAAAATTCTTTCAGGAACAGTATCAATACCTTTAGTACCTAATCCTAAAACTTTAAGCATTTTAAATGTTTCAGCACCGAAAGCAGACTGCATTAATCCTACTTTAGTTGCTTGGTTACCATCTGACAAACCTATAGCTTCTGCAAATTGTGAAGCTTTCGTATAAAAAGGTTCTAACATGCCAAATGTAATATTACCATCTTCTGCTTCAGCTAATATATCTTGTAATCGATACAATTCTTTAATGTCAGACATTAATCCATCAGCACCATCAACTAATGTTTTATGGTCATTAACAAGGTCTGTTGTAGCGGCAGTTCCATAAGCGTTTTCATTAAGACCGGGCATATTAACATCTACATCTACACCTCCACCTTTCATTAACAATTTATAGTCTTTAAATGACATTGGTGGCTCATCTGTTGTATTAACTTTATAGTATTCGTATTCTTGTACTGCATTAGGTGAAGATGGCTCATCAAGCAACACACCTAATTTTTTAAGTTTCATTTGTCTAACAATTGCAGGAGTGTAAGTTTCAGGGTCAAGTTTTGCTAACCCCTCAATTTCTTCAAATGCCGCTTGAAAAACAGGTGCATCATCAGGTTCAATGCCAAGTAATTCTAATTGTTGTGTCGACCATGGAATAACAACACCTTTTTCATTTTCAGGAGGATTAGCTAAAGCAGTCATTTTTTGCATCCATTCCGGGTCTTTAGGTGCATCTATGTTCAAAATACCATGCATATATGTAGGAATGTCAGCTACTGTTCCTGTTTTGCCATTTTCCATTATGTTTTTTGCGTAATTAATTTTTTGTTGCCAATCAGGAATATCTTCTTTTTTAGAACCTAATTCGTAAGCTTTAAGTGGTGTTAATATATCTGAGTCTAGCATTGCAACCAAATCAGTTCGACCTATGCTTTCAAGCCATGTAGCTGTTTGAGTTTTTTGTGATGCTAATTTTTCTGAGGCGGCTACTTTTACTTTTTCATCATTTATTCTTTTAACTCTAGATTCGAACTGTGATGCTAAAGTTTGGTCAGGCTCTAAACGTAAAGTATTAAATCCTAAACCCATTCGATAAACGTCTTCTTGGCTCATACCCTTAAACATAGAATTGCTTATGCCTTGTACTCCACCCATTAAACTTTGATTATTACTAGCTACCTGTGTTGGCTGTTCTTCTTCTTGTTTACCACCTAACAGTCCTCCTGCCATTTGACCTAACAAAAGTCCACCAAATAATTGTCCAAGTCCTAATGACATTTTAGCCTCCGTACATTTGTGTTGCGGCTGTTAGATAATCAAACAGACCATTTTGTTTAGTTGTTGTTTGCGTTTCAGGTACTGGTGTATTGCCAAGTGCGGCAGTAACATACCCAAGACTATTAACAGGTTGATTTGTAAAGCCTTGAAATTGTTTCTGTGCTGCATCAAACAATGCTTGTTGCATAGCTTGTTGTTGCATACCTTGTTGCATTAAGTTGTTGTTGACTTGTTGACCCATACCAAAGCCAAGGTTAGATATGTTTGCTAATTGATTAGCTGCACCTAATCTTTGTCCTTGTGCTGACAAATCAGCTTGTTGGTTAGCCATTTGTCCTTGTAAATTAGTATTAATGTCGTTCATTGCCGCTTGTTGAGCGTTTTGAAAACCAGCTTGTCTTAATCCTGCTGATGATTGTGCAAGTTGTGATGCAACTCCACGACCCATTTCACCCATAGCAACACCATGCCTAGAGCCACCATAAGCATTTGCCATTTGAGCTTCTGCACCTAAATGGTCTAATCCCATTTGTGCGCCTCGTAAAATATCAGCTTCATTAGCTTTTACTACATCATCTGTAAATTGATTCATGTATGGTGTTAAGCTAGTGTTGCTTAATTGGTTAGCGTTTACTGACAAAGGATTGTATCCTAAACCTTGGGCAGTACCCATTCCTGCACCTTGAATGCCTTGAGCTGCTAGGCTGTTTATGTTTGGTGGTGTTGTTTGACCACCGGGTAGTCCTTGATTAGCCATTAGTAGTTACCTCCAAATTTTTTACCTGAACCATAGGTATTGTAATTTTTTTGGTTTGTTTTTGCTCTATCTGCTACAACATTTCTTCGATAAACTGGATTAGTTTTACCAGCTATAACACCTGTGCCTCTATTCATGCCTCCGGGTATGCCTCTACCATTTGGTGAGCCACTAGCCATCAAAATATTAGGTTGTGTTTGAGGTTGACCACCAAAATTAGCACTTCCTCTAAAACCTCCACCACCTCCTCCACGTGCTACATTAGCAGGTACTGCATTGCCAAATAAATTGTTGTACGCATCCATGTTTGCAGGGTCTCTAGCTGTAAGTTCTTTTAGTGCTTGGTCGTATAAACCAATAGAGCCATAGCCTTTCATGCCATTGTCGTATGTTGTTGGAGTTGGCATTCCACTTGTAGCTGTTAATGTGCTATTAGGGTCTAACAAACCAAATGCTTGTGCAGTCGATATGTTGTTATTCATTGCCGCTTCTTGTGTAGGTGTAAGTGCAGCTACTTGACCTCCTGTGTAAGGCATGTACTTAATTTGTTGTACAGCTTCTGCCCTTTGTAAATTTCTGTCAGCAGGAGCGCGTACCCATTCAGGTATTGTTGTCTCCGTTTTTTTACTACCGCCTTTTCCGCCACCACCACTCATGTCAAAACTCCTTCAATAATGTTGTAAACTGTTCTGACCAACCGCGAGACTCAAGAACTTTTTTCCACCCTTTTCGTCCTGCTACTGTCATCCCATCACAGCCTTGTAATTTACCCCATGCCATTGCATCATCATGCATGTCCGTAATTTGTTTAATTCCATAGCCTTTATCACCACCTGCTAAGAATACATGAAGCACTTTCTTATTAGGATACACGAT